TGCCAGCTAACCTCTTCCAGTCAGTATTGCCACCATAAGCGAAGTTGGAAATGGTGCTAGTCTGGGAAGTGGTATACCCTTTTATCAGACTACCTTTATCAGGAAAGCCCCCTACAGGGGATACCAAGATCTCCATCTCTGGTCTGGGAACCCAGCCAGTTACAGCCTGTCCATCTATCAGTATCATATTCATCCACTGGTCAGATACCTTGTAGAAGTAATCATATACTCTGGCATCCGCAGTAGAACCAAGAGGATTATAACTCCACCCTTTCTCCTCTGCTTTAATCTTCAGTTCTTCCACAGGAGCATTATAAGAATGAACACAAGACTGTAGTCTATTGTTCACATATCGTGGATAGACATCATAGGGATTCCAGACAGCTGTACTCATTAACCCTGTATTCTGGTCAAAGTGATAAGCTACACCATACCAACCAAGAACAAGGAGGAAGAAGCTCAGATCATCTATAAAAGGAGCATC